TCAAACAAAGCAGAAGACACGCTCGATGGCGTCCAAAGTGTATCAGGAACCGGCCCATGGCCGTGCGTGTGCTCATTAAAAGCAGTTACCAACTTACTAACAAGCGCAAGCGAATCCGTGGCCGCCCCATCGCCTAAGTTAAACACAATCGCGCCGTCCTGTTGCACACTGATAGTCAGCTTTCCGCCCGCACCCAAAGTAACATTCAGCAAATGGGTTGTCCTGTTGTATTGTATGACAGTCCCATCTTCAAACCCAATATAAAACTGGTCAGGAGTTAAACCCGCCGGCGCCTGATCGACTTGCGAAGGTACAGATCCTATAACTATACCTTCCTCATCATTTGTATCCATGAGCACGCAAACCTGTTCACCTATGTCAGGCTGCCAATAAAACTTATCGTTCATAATCTTTGGCACCTGCACAGGCAGCCACCAAGAGAGCATGTTATCCCTATCGGGAAACTTTACACGAACGCGATAAGGAGGGAACGACTCGAGCTCGGCAACAATGGCCGTCCTATAGGAAGGATTTTCTTGCTTATAGTAAAGCCCGCGCGTTGAATCAGCCATGCTCAGTCCTCGTATTCGTCAGAAATAACTTGTGAGGCTGTGCCACTCACCGTTGTCCTCAAGTGTAGCATGGTTCGATAGCCCCGTCTTGTTATTTGATGATGCCCTTCTTCCACAATAAACTTGACCCCATCGAAGGCCCCGAACCCACTTAACATAACCGGGTTTCCTGCACGGTACAACATTGTACCCGGCATATCAATCTGACCTTTGATCTGTTGCATGTTTGACACATGCAAATGACTTTGCGCCCTCAGAGTAGCTTGCTGATTGTTTTCCATCCTTTCAACAATCTTTAGCGTGTCTGTCGAGGTGGCGTTGGGATCGTTCGCCAATGCTTGCACTAACTGCTTCGATAGAGGATTGAAATAAACTGCTATCGCAGATTTGTAGGAACGCTCACCCACATGCTGCTTGCGCAAGTGGAAGCGCATAGCATTTGTCTTTTCAATGGTCCCCACTGAAGGTAATGCTTCGAGTTGCGGCCTGCTATAAAATACCAGTTGATTGCCGCGAACATTGAAGTCATAGTTATGCAAATTTGAAATGCGATGCAAGAATGCCAAATCTGACTCGAGCTTCTGTGTAACTCGAGCATAAGTAACATTGGGCATAACTGCATCAGCAACCACAGTCATTCCATAACGCGCAGCAATTGTGTTAGCAATAGATATGAGGCTTTGATTCTCATAAGCAACCGACTTAGGTGTACGCAAGGCGTGAGTTATGCCAGCCTGAATACACCGCAGCACGAAAAGATCAGGTGGCCCATTAAACTCCCACTCATCCACCTCAAATAACCCGCAATTGACCAAGGTCGAACCTGCGTACCCAAGTTGCAGTGATACAGCGGCGCCAGGTTGCGGAGGATGGTTTTGAAACGCCTTCGCAGCATCTTCAAGGTATATCTGCAAACTGCTTGTCTTTCCTGAAATTGCCTCATGGTACTCAATATGAGTAGCGTGGGGCTGCAGGTTGCCAGTTATATTCGTTCCGCCATACAAGATTTGCCAACCCGGGGCTGCGATTGTCATAGCTTACCCCCATGGCGTCGAAGTGGATGTATTGATAGTTGGCATCAGCAAAGGCACAAAGACAACAGCACCTTGCACCACATAGTCAAGAGCGGGGATGCTCGGGTTATTCTGAATCAATAACTCAATTTGCGAAGCGTCCCCATACATCTTGTAAGCAATCGAATCCCACCGTTCTCCTTTCGATACATAGTTAATTCCTTGAATCGGGGGCGCGGGATTCACATACTGATTCAGCACAGGCACATTGGATGACAGCAATCCCACATTGGGGATAACTACAATGCCTGAACCAAATGCTCCCATTTAATACCCCCTCGCAACTGTAGACAAAGGAATGCTCGTGTATGGTGTTCGCGCAGGTATGCTCGATGGATTAGCCGTCGCTGGCGCTTGAACTATAACTGCACCCGGCGCCAATGACTTCGACGTGGTCAAGCCTGGAGGTGCAGGTGAAGCCCCTATCTGTGAAGGTGTGAGCACTGATCCTGACGCCACATACTGCATTAAACTCAATTCGATGGTTAATGCAAGAGGATTGCCATTGTCTGCCATCCACACATGCTTGACTTCCATCGAGTCAATAACATAACTACCTATATTCAAACCATTGCCAAACACAAAAGTTTGTGCTTGGTGCGTGGTCGCCAAAGTTTGCAGTGCAGCTAGCACTTTTGAAGGATTGCACCAATAAAAATGCAAGTAAATCTCGAGCTTGATCTCCTCAAGATCATCGTAGATCCACTGCAGAATGGGCGGTGCGCCAATAACCTCTAATTTCCCGTAATGATACTTCTGCAGTTGCTCAAGTTTAGTAGGGGATGAGAGCACTTGAAATGAGATGGAGCCGAAGGCGGCAAACATTAGCGTGCTCCCGCGGGATCGAGGAAGGAAGTACGATCTCCGCCGTGCATTATGTCATGCACAATCTGGCCCAATTCATCGCTGTGCCCGTGCAGCATTGACTTCAAAGAATCGGCGTGGTCAGCATCAGTTGTAATGGTGGCACCTTCCATGTAGTGAATGTGCACCACTTGCCCCGCTAATGCGCCTATGCTCGATGCGGCGCCCGAAGCCCCTCCCGAAAGATTGGGCAATACAGTTTTGACAATGCCCCCCAACCCAAGATTGGTTAATGACTCCCATGTGTTCTTAATGCCTTCCCAATTCTTCCAAATCTCATAAGATAGGAACGCAATAGCAGCCAACGCCGTAACAATCCAACCAATGGGATTCGATTCAAATGCCAGTGCAAGCGCAGGACCCAAAGCAGCGATGCCTTCCTCTGCTACAATCGCGCCCAATCCTATAGCATTAGTTAGCATCGTCCAAGCTGCTGTCGCTCCCGCAGCAACGCCCGTAAACTTAAGGCCGAACCCAATCAGTTTACCTATGAAACCCACCGCACCCACCAAAGTAATTCCGGCAGCCGCAAGCATAGCCAAGTCTGCCACAAACTTGGTAAGCTTGGGGTGCTCCTCACCCAGCTTTGTAACTTCGACAATCAAGTTGTGCATATTTGTCACAAGCTGAGTCATTTCGGGGAGGGCGAGAATGCCTAGCTGTTCTTTTAGATTGGTCAATGAGTTTTGGAACAAAGTCATTTGATTCTGATAGGTCGCGCTTTGCGCCGCAACCGCAATTGCAGTCACACCTGCTGAATCCTTAAACTCGCCATAAGCCTGAGTTAAGTCTTGCATGTGGTCAACAAGCAACATAAGTGCTTGTCCTTGACCAGGAAGATGTTTGCCCAGCTCTTCGAGAGCTTTAGGACTCATCTTACTCATGCGCTCGAGCGTTGCAAGCAAATTAAGATGTCCTTCGGTCGTGTGCACCACCTGAAGGCCGTAGCGTGAAAGCGCATTGACGCCTTTTTCATCGACCGCCCCAAGCAAGTGGATAAGCTGCTGCGCAAACATGCCGGCGCCCATTTGTCCTGCAACGTGCAAACGATTCAACTCACCAAGAAGCGCGAAGAGTTGGTTAACATCAATTCCATAAGTTTTTGCGGCGGCGCCCAACCTTGCGAAATCACGCGCCATGCGCGATGCACCACTCGCTCCCGAAGGAAAGCGTGTGCTGAGCAATGTCAGCTTATCTGCAATCTCTGTGAAACCTTCATTTACTGGTTTTGTCCGATCCTCGAGGTTCTCATAAGCGGACGCGAGAATGCGGGTTGACTCAGTCGCATCGATACGCATGACTGTAGCAAGTTTATCCGCAATCTCCGTACCTTCGCGCATTTGATCGAAGTTACGAAAGGTCTGATATAGTTCAGTTTGCGCGGCTGTGACCTTTTCGATAGATGAGGGATAAGTAACTGACAACTCCTCAGCTTGCTCTTTCATCGCCTTAAGTTGTTCCGCACTCGCGCGGGTAGCAAGGGCCAACCTGACTTGCTCCTCTTGAAACTCAGCGGCGGGCTCGGTCAAATGCTCAAATAACTCATAACCAAGGAACGCGCTGCCGAAAGCCTTGCCCACGTCGAAAATGCCTGACTCAAACTCCTCAAACTTTTCTGATAAGTCATGCAGAGGCTCAGTCACCTTGTCGACCAGCTCGACAAGGACGCTAAGTTTCGAC